ACAGCAAGGCAAGGATCAAATGATCCTGATCGCCTCACAGCATTTCAATGTCGAGATCGGCCAAAGATTGCGCAACAATGGCTGGGCCGGTGGGCGCTATTGGCAGGTTGCCCAGTATTCTGAACCGCTGACACTGGATGACCTCATCCGGCTTTGCGATGTGATCGTGGCCGGGGTCGATGGCGGCGGGCTTGACGATCTGCTTGGTGTCGCCTTTGCCGGACGGCATGCGGTAACGAAAGAATGGCTTTTCGTGTTTCGTGCCTGGGCGCAGCCGAGCGTTCTCGAACAGCGCAAGGATATCGTGGCAAACCTGCGCGACTTCGAAAAGGAAGGGACGCTCGTCATCTGCGGCGAGGATGATCCGACGCAGGATGTGCGCGAAGTCGCGGACATGATGGAAAAGGTCTGGAAGGCCAAACTGTTTCCGAAAAAGGCGGCAATCGGTCTTGACCCTGTCGGCGTGGCGGCGATCACCGACGAGATCGCGGGCCGTGGCATTGGTGGCGATGAGCCGCATTTCATGGCGGCGGTGCCGCAAGGTTACAAACTGTCGGGCAACATCAAGGGATTCGAACGCAAGCTGATGGATGGCACGGCCTGGCATGACGGGTCGGAACTGATGACGTGGTGCACCGGCAATGCCCGCGTTGAACTTCGCGGCAATGCGACGCTGATCACGAAACAGGTCTCCGGCTCGGCCAAGATTGATCCGCTGATGGCTGGTTTCAATGCATTCGCCCTGCTTGCGCTCAATCCCGATGGCATTGGCTCGGGTATCGATGATTATTTCAAATCTCTGGCGGCTTCTGCTTAGATGGGCATTCTGAAAAAGATGGCGCAGTTTGTGCGACAGTTGACGCTTCGCGAGCCGGAAGGCTGGGCGAGCCAGAATATGGTTGGGGACGCGGGCGAACCGGTCAACGACCGGTCGGTGCTTGGGCTTTCGGCGGCATGGGCATGCATGAACATACTGGTCGGCACACAGTCGACCTTGCCGTTCATGGTTTACCGGACCAATGCCAAGGGTGAGCGGGAAGAGCACCGAGGCCATCCGGTTTACAGGGTTTTGCATGAAAGCCCGAATTTTGATCAGACCGATGTCGATTTCTGGGAATTCCTGACGGCATCGATCGAACTGAAGGGCAATGCGTTTGCCGAAAAACAGTTTGGCGCCAATGGCGCCTTGATCGGATTGATGCCAGTCAATCCCGACATGATGCGGGTTGCGCGCCGCCGTGACGGAGTGATCGTCTATGGTTGGACCGATGAATCGGGCAAGCGCCGCGAGGGAGACGAGCACAGCATCTTCCACATTCGAGGATTTGGCGGCAATCCGCTCGGCGGAATTTCAACCATTGAGCATGCCCGCAATACGTTTTCGCTGGCGCAGGCTGCCAATCGTGCTGCCGGAACGACGTTCCAGAACGGTATGCGACCTTCCGGGGTTCTGACTTTCTCCGAATTTTTAACCCCGGAAAATCGTGCCATCGCCGAAGACAAGCTGACGTCCAAATATCTCGGGGCGATGAATACAGGCAGGCCGCTGATCCTTGAAGGCGGTTCGACGTGGCAGGCGCTTTCGATGAATCCAGACGATGTGCAGTTGCTGGAAAGCCGCGCGTTTTCAATTGAGGAAATCTGCCGGTTTTTCGGGGTTCCGCCATTCATGATCGGCCACAATGACAAGGCCAGCGGCTATCCGCAGAGCCTTGAACAGCAGATCCTGATGTTTGTGAAATTTTCGCTGCGGCGCAGGCTTCGGCGGATTGAACGGGCGGTGCGCAAACAATTGCTGACACCTGCTGACCTGGCAGCCGGGGTAACGGTTGAATTCAATCTGGAAGGGCTGTTGCAGGGTGATTCGTCCAACCGCTCGGCCTTCTATGCGTCAGGTTTGTCGAACGGCTGGATGACAATCAACGAGGTTCGCCGCCGCGAGAACCTGCCGCCGGTAAGCGGTGGCGATACGCCTCGAATGCAAATGCAAAATGTGCCGATCACGGAAGCAGGCAAGTCGCCTTCCGCGCTGCCGAAAGCCTGAAGGAGACCAGCAATGGATCATTTCAACTGCGCCCTTGATGTGAAGAAGATCACTGATGACGGCACTTTCGAAGGGTATGGCTCGATCTTCGGCAATGTTGATCTTGGCGGCGACAAGGTGTTGCCCGGTGCCTATGCCGAAAGCCTTGGAGAGCACAAGAAGCAAGGAACCAAAGTCCGGATGCTTTGGCAGCACAATCCCGATGAACCGATCGGCGTCTGGGATGATCTTGCCGAAGACGGGACAGGGTTATGGGTCAAAGGAAGGCTTATCACCGAGGTTCAGAAGGCGCGCGAAGTCCATGCGCTGATGAAAGCTGGTGCTTTGGGCGGGCTTTCCATCGGCTACCGCACGGTCGAAGCCGACCAGGAAGGCGGCGTGCGCCTGCTCAAGAAACTCAAGCTGGTCGAGATTTCCCCGGTGACATTTCCAATGAATCCGAAGGCGAAAATCACATCGGTGAAAAGCGAGCGGATTGATGAGTTTGCCCGGCGGTTGCGCGACGGCGATCCGATGCCGGTGAAGGAATTTGAGGACATCCTGCGCGAGGCAGGGGTCCCGAAAAGCATGGCCACGCAAATCGCCTCTGTCGGCTATGTCAAGGCCATTCGGAGCGAGTCCGAGGGCGCGAAGGCGAACGATGCGCTGGCATTCCTGACAGCCATGCGCGGCTAACCCTCAAAAGCAAGGACAAGACAATGACCGATAAAACAGCAGCCGAGCTTGCGCTCGAAGTGAAGACTGAATTCCAGAAGGCAACCGATGCGGTGAAGGCAATTGCCGAGGAAGCGCTTGGCAAAGCAGCCAAGGGCGAGACGCTAGCCGAAGCCATCAAGGAAAAGGCCGACGAGGCTTTGACCAAGATGAACGAAATCAAGGCACAGGTCGATGCGCTGGAACAGAAGGCGGCGCGCGGCGGCGGCAATGGCGAAGACCAGCAGAAGACGGCGGGTCTGGAATTTGTCGAATCGGATTCGTTCAAGGCGTTTGCCGAAAGCGGCTTTGCCCGCAAGGAGCGGGCACGGATCGAAACCAAGGCAACGCTGACCAACTCGACGGCTGCGGCGGCTGGCTCGCTTGGTGCGGGCTTGCAGACTACGCGCCTGCCCGGCGTCGTTGAACTGCCGCAGCGTCCGATGACGATCCGCTCGCTTCTGGCGCAGGGCAACATGGACGGCCAGTCCATCGAGTTCCTGAAGGAACATTCGCGCACCGACAATGCGGCGATGGTTGCGGAAGGCGCCGCCAAGCCGCAGTCCGACTTCCGGCTTGAACTGGTGTCGACATCGGCGAAGGTCATCGCGCATCACATGAAAGTGTCGCGGCAGACATTGTCTGACGTGTCGATGGTGCGATCAATGATCGACAACCGGCTCAGCTACGGACTTGATCTCAAGGAAGAAGATCAACTGTTGAACGGCGATGGCACAGGCCAGAACCTGCTCGGCATTGTGCCGCAGGCGACGGCCTATGTTTCGCCGCTGGCCGGTGCGGACACGCAGAGCATCGACAAGATCCGGCTGATGATGCTGCAGGCTGCGCTGGCACTTTTGCCGGCAGACGGGATTGTACTCAATCCGGCGGACTGGGCCTGGATTGAACTGCTGAAGGATACGACAGGCCGCTACATTATTGGCCAGCCGCAGGGCACAATCGGCGCAAGCCTTTGGTCATTGCCAGTGGTCCCTTCGATGGCGATGACAATCGACAAGGTGCTGGTCGGCGCGTTCAGGACCGGGGCGCAGATTTTCGACCGGTGGGAAACCACGATCGAGACCGGTTACGAGAATGACGACTTCACCAAGAACCTTGTCACCATCCTTGGTGAAAAGCGGCTGGCGCTTGCGACCTACCGCCCCGGTGCCTTCATCTACGGTGACTTCGGTCGCGTTGCCTGATCCGGGCTGGTTATTCGAAGAGGGGCGGTTCTGCCGCCCTTCAGGAATGATCAGCAACTGAAGGAGACGGATCATGAAGCGCTTTAATGTCATCCGCGCCCATATCGGGGACCGTGACTATGGCATCGGCGATACCCGTGAAGCCAATGAGGCGGAAGTGTCGCACCTGATCGGGACATGCCTCGAACCGGTCGATGACGCATCAAAGAATGCCGGTGGCGCGCCGGAAAACAAGGCACTCAAGGGTGCGCCGAAGAACAAGGCGGCCGAACCGGAAGACCCGGAAGCCTGAATTGCCGGAATGAATCGCGCTCCGGGTCCGTGATGGTCCGGGGAGACGTTGCAAGCGGAGACGAGGCACATGCCATTTATTTCTGACTATGTATTTGATGCGGCGCTGGCCAAGCTGGACACGGAAGCCAACCGGCTCGACATCTGCTCCTCGGAGCCTGCAAGCTATGCGGCGGCGACCGGGGCGGCAACGCTGGGCAACAAGACTTCGCTGTCAATCGGAGCGCCGGCAGACCGGACCCCGAACGGGCGCAAGGTGACCGTGGCAGCCATCACTGATGGCACGGTGACGGCAACGGGAAATGCGACGCATTGGGCGATCACCGACACGGTGAATTCACGGTTGCTCGCAACCGGTGCGCTTGCCGCTTCGCAGACCGTGACAAACGGCAATCCGTTTACCCTGGCCGCGTTTGACATCGGCATCGCCGACGCAACCTGACATGCGGCAAGACCGGCGCAATTTCTGACCTGGTGACATGAACCCATGACGATCTCGACCCGCGACCAACTGATCAATGCGATGGCGAACAATTCGTCGCGCATCGTCATTGACAAGGCCTCGATCGCCAATGCTGCCGCAGGACAATTTCATTCGCTGTGGCGCGCAACAGGCCAGCCCGGCCAAGGGGTGATACCGACCGCCGCTGCGGTCTGTGACAATACATTGACCGGTGCGCTTGGGTTCACACAACAGACTGCCCCTGCAACATCGTATCTCGGGCAACTTGAAGCGATGTGCGGCAACGCCGGAACGACGCTCGAAATTCATGACCGTCTGGCGCACATGGGCGGGCTCAACGGCACGCTGACAACTGCCCAGACTGTCAATCTTGACCTCAATGCGTTGCTCGGGACCGGAAACCTAGGCGCCCGCAAGGGTGATGCCAATTTCTCGGATGTTCTATGGTGGCTGGAATGGTACACCGACACGGGCGCGACAATCTCGACAGCGACCTGCGCTGTTACCTATCATGATGGAACGTCTGGGAATCTTACCGGCATATCGCTGGCAGCGACCCGCCGCGCGTCGTTGATGGTGCCGCTCAATTCACTGATTCCATCCGCAGCGTCCGGAAAATTCATCCGGGATCTCGACACGGTCACGCTTGCACCTTCCACCGGAACGGCAGGCAATTTCGGGGTCACGGCAACCCGGTTTCGTGGTTCCTGTTACCAGCCGGTTGCAAATGCGAAATTCAAGGAAAAATGGGATGACCTCGGCTTGCCGGAGGCTGCCAATTCCGCCTGTCTTTTCCCGATACAGGTTGCTGCCACGACGACAACCGGCGCGGTGAGGGCAACGGGCAAGATCATCCATGGCTGACGCATTCCCCAACACGGATCTGCCGAGAAGCGGTTTTTCGGGTGACCTGTTTCTTTCGGACGGGGCGGCATCGGCGATTCTGGACGGTGAATTTTTTGCCGCATCCGGCACGGCCCTGGCTGCGACCGGCGTGGTTTCAACAAGCCATGTCGCGCAGCCGGCAATGGGCCAGAGTCATGCGCTGACAGCAAACGGGCTTGCATCGGCGAGCACTGTTGCCAATCCGGTAGCCGGGCAGCGGCATGGCCTTACCGCGACGGGCATCGCTTCGGCGAGCACGACCGGAACGCCGACCCTTACACAAACGGCGGCGCTCGCCGCGACCGGCATTGCATCAGCGAGCCATGTTGCGCAGCCGGCAATGGGCCAGAGCCATGCGCTGACGGCAAACGGGCTTGCATCGGCGAGCACTGTTGCCAACCCGGTCGCCGGGCAGCGGCATGGCCTGACCGCGACGGGCATCGCTTCGGCGAGCACGACCGGAACGCCTGTGATCACAGAAACGGCGGCGCTGACTGCGACCGGCATTGTTTCGACGAGCCATGTGGCCGCTCCGTCGCCGGGGCAGGTTCACGCTCTTGCGGCAAGCGGAACGGTTTGCGCGAGCGCGGTTTTCAATCCTGCACTTGGGCAGCGGCACGCGCTGACAGCGACAGGGATCGCCGCGGCGAGCCATGTTGCGTCGCCCTTGCCGGGGCAGGTTCATGCGCTGGCGGCAAGCGGGGTGGCATGTCCAAGCACAGTCGCGATCCCGGTGATCGGACAGCGGCATGGCTTGACCGCGACCGGCATTGCCGTGGCGAGCACGGCCGGAACGCCGGAACTCAGCCAGGCCGACGCGCTGACGGCGAGCAGCGTTGCCGCGACCAGTCATGTCGCATCACCGGCCATGGGCCAGACCCATGTGCTGACGGCAAACGGGGTTGTTTCGGCAGGCACGGTCGCGGCTCCGTTTATCGGACAGCGGCACGCCCTGACCGCAGCGGGCGTGGATTTGCCAAGCGATGCCGGATTGCCCGTGATCGGCCAGGTGCATGAACTGGCTGCACCCACTGTCTCGGCGCAGGGTTCGCTTGGCGTGCCCGTGCTGGTGTTGATCGAGCCGTTGCAGCCGATGCCGGGGCGCCTGGTGCATGCGGGCTGGCCTGCGGCGCGTGTTGCGCGGGACGATGGGCCGCTGCGGATTGCCGGAAATGAGATTTTGATGCCAAGGCTGATCCGGCCTGCGGCGGACAACAGGAAACGGGCGGCGTGAGCTACCATCTGCACAAGCCGGGCGAGACGCTCGATTACAGCGTCGACTGGCAATCCCTGCTTGAAGACGCCAATGACACGGTTGCCAGTGCCGACTGGTCGCTTGCGCCCGCGCTGCCGGGGCAGGTTCTGTCGGCAAGCGGTACGGACTTTGTCCGGTCATGCAAGGTTTCCGGCCTGACTGCCGGGCTGATCTATCAACTGACATGCAGGGCGACGAGCGCACAGGGCAGGATAGCCGAACGCGGCTTCACATTGAGGTGTCCAAGGTCATGACGAAACCTGCCATGCCCAAGCCGAAGCGGATCAGCGGCCCGGCCTCTGCGGTGCTGCTGCTGGATGAGGTCAAGACCTACATGAATGTCGACTATCCCGACCAGGACGCGGTGATTGCCGGGATGATCGAGGCTGCGACGCAAACACTTGATGGCTATTCCGGCACGCTGGACGGGCTTTGCCTGATTGCCCAGCAGTGGGAATTCAAGGCGCGTCATTTCTGCGACATGGTCATCGGCCTGAAGCCGCTGATCACGCTGGATCAGGTGAGCTATATCGACGCGGACGGGGCGAGCCAGACATTGGCCGCGACCGAATGGCGGGCGCTTGAAGCGGTCAACGGCATTCACCTTGTGTTGCCCGATGGCAAAGGCTGGCCGTCGCTTTCCGCCCGAGAGGATGCCGTGACGGTGCGGGCGACGTTCGGCCATGCATCGGCGGGGCAGGTGCCCGAATCCATCCGGCAGGCGATGCTGATGATGGTGGCGAGCTGGTTTGAGAACCGGGAAGCGGTGACGGCGGGTGCCGTGGCGGAACTGCCGATCGGGGCGCGCAGCCTTCTGTCGCCGTACCGGATGCGCATGGGCTAGAATCTGCCCCGCCCTTAAGCTTCTCGCGGCTGGAATCGCCGCTCGGCGCTGGTGGGGGCCTGTTTGTCTGCCCCGCCCTTAAGCGGCAAGCCGCTGGCGGGGACCTGTTTGTCTGCCCCGCCCTTAAGCGGCAAGCCGCTGGCGGGGACCTGTTTG